GAAGATGCTTATACAGCGAGCAGACAGACTTACGTAAATGTTATTATAGAATACGATTTAAACAATGGTATGGGTAACGATACCGCAACAACTAAATACACAAGTTAAAAATGGCAAACACTTACACTTGGGATTGTAAAACAGTGGACACTTATCCCACCCACAACGAGCAGACAGACGTAGTTTACAACGTACATTGGAGAGTAACAGGCTCTAATGGTACAAATGAGGCTACGCATATTGGAACTCAAACTCTTGAAACAGAAGACTTATCGAGTTTTACCGCATTTGATGAGGTTACTCACGCTAATGTAGTTGACTGGACTAAAGCTGCGTTAGGTGCAGAGAGAGTAACAGAGATACAGGCAGCATTAGATGCAGCACTTGTAGAGATGGCAACGCCAACTTCCGTTACACGAATTATTGAAGAATGAGTATATTAAACAAATTAATCGGTGGAGCTGGAGGCTCTTTAATAGACAAAGCCGCTGAAGTAGCGGATAAGTTTATCGACACGCCTGAGGAGAAGAAAGCTTTTATTAAAGAAGCTTACGCGCAGGAGATTAAAGATCGTGAAGCAGCAAGAGACTTAGGTAAGAATAAAACCACTCCTGACGTATTAACATACATTACATTGTTCATAGCGTTAGCGCTTGGTGTAGCGATATTTACCGATATTCTTGACTGGGCAACATTGTCAGAGGTGCAGAAAGGATTGATTACTACGTTTAGTGGTTTCTTCCTTAGAACGCTTGGCGACGTATATGGTTATTGGTTCGGATCCTCTATGGGGTCAGAAGGTAAAACAAAAGACTTAACTAAGTTGATGCGCAAGTAATTATAGTAATTATAGAAAATCATTTATTAACAAAAAAAAAGAAAAAATGAACTATTTGTATTTTTTTGAAGGTGCGGATAAACAAACCGACGGTGAAACACCAAGAACCGGAGGCGTTATATATCCAGCATCTTCCCTTAGATGTGTAGAACAAACCGCTGACGGCGTGGTTACCCTTCACTTTACTCCTTTGGCTATAACCAAGGTATTAGATGGTGATACTGTTGACGCAGTTCCTTTAACAGTAACAAGCGGAAAGGAAAAAGAAGTAATGGAAGCTATAGCAAAAGCTGTAAACGAAAACGTTAATTTTTCAAGCGGTTTTATAACCATTGCTGATGATGCCCGCGGTATTTATGTGCATGATGATATTATTGATATAGAAGCGGATCGCACAGCAGATGGATTTAATACAATAACATTCGCGGATTAATAATTTAAAAAAAATAAAACAATGAATTATTTATATTTTAACAACGGGGGCGATACTTCTATTATGTATCCAGCGTCAGCATTTAAAGGTGCTGATTTGCTTGGCAGCGGTCCAAATTCTGGCACGCAAATAGATCTGTATTTTAAGACATCAAGAATTACAACTGTAATAGGTGGCGAGACTGAAGACAAAATTTCTTTAACGATTACAGATGACAAAGAAAAAACAATTAAAGAAGGCATTGTAAAAAGCATTAACGATGCGCTTTCTAATAGCGCTGGATTTGTGGTTATTGCAGATGATGAAAACGGCGTGTATGTACATGAAAATATTACAGGCGTAAGTGCAATTACATTACTTTAAAAAAAATAAAAAATGAACTATATATATTTTCAAACAGCAGACGATAACTCTGCTTGTTACCCAGTTGAGTCTATTCGCGGTTTTAAGCAAACTGCAGCAAACACAATAACTTTGTTCTTAACACCTATAAAGCCTAACGAAATAGTTACAACTAAAACAGTAGATACGCTTATAATTAATTTAATAGGTGGTGATATTAAAGCTAGAATGCAAGAACTTGCTAAGTTTATTAATCAACCAGCCTCTGCGCGTGAATCAGGTTTTTTAGTTTTAGGTAATGATTTAACGGGAAAATCTTTTACGCAGCCAGTAAATTTTAATAATTTAGGCCAATATTCAATCACCACAGGTGCTTAAAAAATAATTAACAACCATAAATAAAAACAAAAATTATGCCAATTTCAGATTCTAGTAAAGTAGCAGTACACCCAAGTGATATTGACTTTACAAACGCACACGCAACAGATCCAGCTAATTCAGAGGCTGCAACTGTTAATACTTTACCTGTTGTACAGGTTGTAACAGCGCTGCCAACAGGCGATGATTTAGCAGCGGTAAAAAAAGGACAAATTTTTTACAATACCACTGATAATCTTGTTTCTATTTCCGACGCGGACGGTTCTTTAGAAACAATGAACGCAGCAGGCGTATTCGCTTAATAATAATACCCGGGAGTTTGGCTTCCGGGTATATACCTTTTAACTAAAATAAAACCATATGACTTTTTATTACCGTACTACCACTACGTCAAGTGGTAACCAACAAGTATCCGAAGAAACCAAATCCTTCTGGGAGCGTGCTTCGGAAAAGAAAAACTGGAGAATTGTTCAACTACCCAATGGGTTCTATCAAACAGAGCTCAATTGGGGAGATTCCTGGAAGGATGTAACTCGCCGGGAAACAGTTGAAGGTGCTGAGTCAGCGATTGATAAGTCGATTGAGCACTATGCGACACGTCTCGAATTTGTTAAAGGACCAAAAGTTATTAAAACGTTCGAGTAAAAAACAATTTAATTTAATTTAATCTAATGCAATACCACAATCCTAGCGAGATCGTTAAAGATCTTACGTTTGGCAATACCGCCAACGAAAAAATTATGTCCGGCGTCAATAAGTTGACAGATGCAGTGAAGTCCACCTTAGGCGCTTCAGGTAAATGCGTAATCTACGAAGACGCTCTGGGCCGGCCGGTTATCACAAAAGACGGTGTTACGGTAGCAGAATCCGTAGTCTTACACGATCCGGTCGAGAATATCGGCGCTACCTTAATTAAGGAAGCAGCTGCAAATACAGTGCGTGAAGCAGGCGACGGTACCACAACGGCTACTGTGCTTGCTCATGCTATTTTAACAGAATACAATAAACTAAAAGATGAAACAGAAATTAGAAGCATTAAAGAAGGCATTGAAACGTGTGCTAAAAAAATTGCTTTATATCTTGATGATTCCAGTATTCCGGTTGCTGATCAAATGCTGCAGCAAATTGCATATATTAGCTGTAACAATGACAAAGAGCTCGGAGACAAGATTGGCGAAGCTTTCAGCCAAGCTGGACAAGATGGTATCGTTTTAATGGAAGAGTCCGAAACAAATGAAACTTATGTAGATTTTGTTGAGGGCACGCAGTTTGATTCAGGTATTAAATCCCCGCATCTTGTAACAAACAAAGATAAAGGTATAGCTGAGTTAGAGAATCCATTGGTACTTATTGTTACATCACCAATACCAAATATTAGGCGCATACAGTCTATATTAGAGTTTGCTATTAAAAACAACAGATCTCTGCTTATTATAGCGGATGTAGAGCAACAGCCCTACCAAACGCTAATTGCCAATAAAGTAAAAGGTAATATTAAGGTTAATATTATTGACCTACCTGGGTTTGGACCTACAAAACAGGATACAATAGAAGATTTAGCTTTATTAACAGGAGCTACAATTATTAATGAACAGCTAGGCGATGATTTAGACCTGATCGACCCTTCTGTTTTAGGTTCCGCTATAAAAGCAGTAACTAATAGTAAAAACACAGTTTTACAAACAGATGTTGACCGTGAAACATTACAGGAGCGCATTGAAGACGTCCGCAAAAAAATCAGCGAAGAAACTAACGCATTCTTTAAAACCAAGCTCGAGCAGCGCTTATCCATGCTATCCGGCAGTGTCGGGATCGTATACGTTGGGGCTAACTCGCAAGTCGAGCTAAAAGAAAAGAAAGACCGCGTTGAAGACGCTATCTACGCAGTACAAGCTGCATTGAAAGAAGGTATTGTACCTGGCGGCGGCGCGGCTTTACTACACGCTTCACAAAAGATTAAATCTACAAGCCTAGGGCACACGATATTGTTAAGTGCTATACGCGCGCCGTTTAACACCATAATGGAAAATGCAGGTATTCTACCTAACGAGCCTATTGTTACTAAGACTAAAGGCATAGATGCTAAAACCGGTAAGGTTGTAAATATGGTTAAAGCTGGGATTATTGATCCTGTGCTGGTAACCAAAACAGCGCTTAAAAATGCAGTAAGCGTAGCGACAACGATTATGTCTGCAGATTGTATAATCTCTAACAAACGCGTTGAAAATGCAAGCAATTAATTACTTTATAGTTATTAGCAAAATTAAAGAGGCTCCCAAGAAAGTCGGGGGTCTCGAGCTTACTGAAGATCAAAACAAAGACGTTAGGTATTTAAAAGCTGAAGTTGTAAGCGTTGGAGATAAAGTACAAGGTATAGCGCCTGGTAATATTATTCGGTATGACAAACACGCCGGTCACGGTATAGAGTGGAAAGACGAACTGTACCACGTTATTAATATCGGCGATGTTGTTATTGTAGAATGAGACTAACGCCAGAAGACTTGCGTGATATGAATTTGTTTAAGTATTACAGGCTCGTTAGAAAATGGGCTTGTAAAACTTACGATATATTAGATGCAGACTTAGAGTTACTTATGTATCTTGATTGCAAAGGTAGGTTTACACGTAATGATTTTATAGAAGGCACTTATACCTACGCTTGGGATAAAAAGCGGTGGGAAAGGCTACGGCAAAACGATTGGATAGACGTTTGGCGTCATAGAAATCGCACAACAATAAAATACAGTGTATTTAAAGTTTCAAGTAAAGGTAAACGAATGATTACACGCATGTATAATGTTATGCTGGGTTACGAAGATTTACCAATAGGTCCTTCAAGTAAGTTTTATAAAAATAAATCATATACTGATAAAGTTTACAATAAAGCTATAGATGATATGATTAAAGATAAAGATAGATAATGTTTAAACTTAAGAACAAAGAAACGTTGTTTGGTCTTAATAAAGAAGCATCAACGTACACGAACCCGGTTTTTGAAAAATCAGATTTAGAGCCAGGTGTTCAGGCTGAAGCTAATCGCGACGGTACTATTTTTGTTCGTAAAGGATTATCTCAAAAACAAATTAACAAAGCTGTAGAGCACGAAAAGGTGCACATCAATCAAATGGCGCAGGGTAGACTTGATTATACAGATAATACTGTTATTTGGAAAAAAGACCATAGGTCACCAGCTAGGGTGTATACCCGACAAAATATGATGGAAGGTGCTAAGGATCTTCCGTGGGAAAAAGAAGCTTATAACAAAACAAAGAAATAATATGCACGGCGTACCAATTACTATGAAGGCAAGAGGTGGCTCTGGTTGCGGATGCGGCTGCAGCGACTCTCCTGCTAAAAAACTACGTAAAACGACTAAAGGTAAAGGTCGTCATTTTTTATCTGCTAAAGAAGGCGCAGGTATGACTGCCGCTGGTCGTAAAGCTTATAATAGAGAAACCGGCGGTAACCTTAAAGCACCGCAACCAGGTGGCGGTAAAAGACGCACATCTTATTGTGCACGCTCAAAAGGACAAATGAAGATGCACAATATCAACTGCTCTAAAACACCGGAAAAACGTATTTGCGCAGCACGTCGCAGATGGAAATGCTAATAAAAAAATAAAGATATAAAATGGCGAATATAACAACAACAGGTTTTGCAACAGAAGCAGCTATAGTAACTAAATCTGATAGCACGATTTTAAACGGCGTTGCTTTATATATTGGAGTTGGCGGTGATTTGACGGTTACAATGGCCGGCGGTGGTAATGATGTGGAATTTAAAAATGTGCCTTCTGGTACTTTTTTGCCTATTGCTGTAACAAAAGTAAAAGCCGCAACAACAGCTACTGATATTTTAGCCATATCGTAATGAAACTCGGTACTAGAATTGGCGTGCCTTATAGCGCTGGAGAAAAACCTACCGTATATACCGCTGATGCATCTGACCTTACAATTCAAGGCAGTGGTTCTGTTAACGCGAGCACGGTTACTGGTAACGGGCATATTGGTAACGCTAAAAGAATAGAGCATACCGGCGTTAATACTAGTGTAGCTGGGTTAACTTATACACTGCCAATTGAAATAGTTAGCGATGCAGGTGTAGGTAAAAAAGTAAGAATAAGTTTTTTATATAGGTATAGTGACACAAATGCAAATGCGGAATTAGACCTGGGTAATGGATCGGGCACTGCAACTAATTTTAGGGATTTGCCGCAAATAACCGGTGATGCTGTAAGATATATAAAAGAAGATATATGGACTTATTCAACCGCGGACGCTTATGACGCGGATGGTGAAAGGAAAAGAGTCACTATAATGTGGGTAAATGCAGATACTGAATTTTTGGAAATAAGCGATTTCAGTATTGCTGTTTATTAATAATAACTTAAATTAAATTAAATGAAAAAAGTAACAGACGAAGAATTGCAGGACTTGCAAAAAGCAGTGCAAGCTGTAAACCAAGGCGTAGCTCAAGTAGGTGCTTATGAAATGCAAAAGCGTATATTAATGCGTGAAGTAGAGCAAGCAGAAACGCAGTTAAAAACACTGCAACTAACACTAGAGGACAAATACGGCAATATTTCCGTAGACTTAAGCACAGGTGAAATTACTGATGCAGATAATAAGGAAGATTAGTGTTGGGAAGGACTATAAAAATGACGCCATGCACTATTCTGTTGGACAGGAAGTGTATGGCGGTCATACTATAGTTAACATTATAGAAGAGGAAGCGAAGTACTCTATCTATATTCAGAAAGGAGACGAAGTTATGCCGTGGAAAGATTTTAATAAAAACATGGCAATATCTGTTGAATACGATCTAAAGTACTAATGAAAAGCGTCTTTAACTTTATGGTAAAACCTAAAAGCTCTAGGTTTACCAGTAAAAAAGATATAGACGGTAAAGAGTTGCTTTTAAATACTGAAGTTCAAAACCATCAATATACCAGCAGACTCGCTATTGTAACCGCTTTACCAATCGCTACAGCTACTAATATAAATGTAGGCGACGAAGTAATATTACACCATAATGTATTTCGCAGGTTTAGAGATATACGAGGTACAGAAAAAAACAGTAAATCGTATTACAGTGAAGATTTGTATTTTGCACAACCTGACCAGATATACGCTTATAAAAGAAACGCTGAATGGCAATGTATAGATGGTTTTTGTTTTATTAAGCCTATACATGCTAGGAAGGTTGATTTTTCGCTGTATAACGAAGAACCGCTAAAGGGTATTGTTAAATATTCCCACAATAACAAATATAAAGGTGACTTAGTAGGTTTTGCACCAAGCAGTGAATACGAATTTAATATTGAAGGTGAACGCTTATACCGCGTACCTTTAAATAGAATTACAATTAAATATGAATACCAAGGAGACGAAGAAGAATATAATCCTAGCTGGTCGCAAAGCAGTTGATGAACTTATCAAAGTAGCAGAAGAAAAAATTATCACTAACACTGAAGATGATGTATCTGCTGATAGATTAAAAAACGCTGCCGCAACTAAAAAGCTAGCAATATTCGACGCTTTTGAAATACTCAACCGTATTGAAGAAGAAGAGCGTATTCTTGAAAACAAACCCAAAGAAGAAGAAGAAAAGAAAACGTTTTCAGGGTTTGCAGAAAAAAGATCTAGGTAATGTATGAACAGAATCTAGTAAAGGTTGTAGAACCTGTAAAGTTTACAACTATAAACCGCTTAAACAGGGCTAAAGCTTGGAAGTACGGTTACAATAAAGAACACGATATTGTTGTAATAAGTAAAACAGGTCAGATAGGTCAGATCATTGAAATACAAAATTTGTGTATAGCATTGCCACCTGCACCTAAAACCTTAAAAAAGGGACCTAATAAATGGACTGTTTCAGACTATCCTAAGGAGCTTAAAAATATTAAGAGTATATTTGATTGGCAAACCTATCCGGAAGAGTTTAAAGCGAATTGGGAAGCATATATTGACGAAGAATTTAACAGGCGTGAAAGCGGATATTGGTTTTACAACAAAGATGTGCCAACTTATATTACTGGTACTCATTACATGTACTTGCAGTGGTCAAAGATTGATGTTGGACACCCTGACTACAGAGAAGCGAATAGACTCTTCTTTATATTCTGGGAAGCCTGCAAAGCTGATACTAGAAGCTACGGAATGTGCTATCTCAAGAATAGACGGAGTGGGTTTTCATTCATGGCATCCGGTGAAACTGTTAACATGGCAACCATATCAAGTGACGCCAGATTTGGTATCTTATCAAAAACAGGTGCTGATGCCAAAAAAATGTTTACCGACAAGGTTGTCCCAATCTCAGTTAACTATCCGTTTTTCTTCAAACCTATCCAGGACGGTATGGATCGGCCAAAAACCGAACTTGCTTATAGAGTTCCAGCTTCTAAGCTCACTAGGAAATCCATACAAGCGCAAGAAAAACAAATAGAGCTTGAAGGACTTGATACAACAATTGACTGGAAAAACACTGGCGACAACTCTTACGATGGCGAAAAGCTTAAGTTGCTTGTCCATGACGAAAGT